GCGGTTGGCCAGCATCTTGGTGAACGACTTGGCGATCCCGTGCTGGGCCATCTGGGCAACGGTCTCGCCCCCCGCCTCGGCAATCCTGGCCCCGAGAGCGGTCCTGGAGAGGGCAGCGGTCGCCCCTGTCTCGGCGGGGATCAGGTCAAGCAGGCTGACCAGAGGATGATCGGCCAGGGCCTTGAACCCCTCGGAGCCCGACAGGTTCGGGTCTGCCCGCAGAACGGTCCCGATGTCGTACATGCCGGGCACGAAGGAGAGGAGGGTGTTCTGGAGCCAGTTGGCCGCGGTGGTGCCTAGGTTCGCCCCCTTCTCACGGGCAGGATCGGCCAGAGCCTCCACAGTGTTCTTGGCGGTGTCGAACAGGCCGGTGACCAGATGGGAGGGCTCGAGCCCGGTGACGATGGAGGCCAGATCGTGCCTGGCATTGTCGAAGACGTTGGAGGGCTGGGGATTGTCGGTGGGGGCAGAAGGAACATTGTTGGGATTCTGGGCAGCCAGGATGGCGATATGCCGCTCGGCAGATGACATCGGGTAATCGCCCGACTGGAGCCGCTGGGCGTCCATCTGGTAGACGGGCACATAGGCGTTCTCGTCGATGTTGTTGGACTGCGCCCAGGAGACCGTCTTGTTCCACCCGGAGGTGAATGCCTCGTCTACCGTCTTCGGCTTGCTCATGGCTTAGCCCGGAGCAGAAGTGGTGCCAGGAGTCAGAGCCGAAGGTTGGGCTGCCTGGGCGGCTGCAAGGCTACCAGCGCCTATCGGAGTGCCGGCTGCCGTAGCCGCGGTGGACCCAGCCGCACCGGGCCAACCGCCCTTCGGACCGCCCTGGACCTGCGCTTGACCCATGTAGTACTGAAGCCAAGTAGGAAGCGCCTGGGCCTGGGCCTGGGGGATCGTGTAGCCCTGCCCGTAGCCGAGGTGCTGGCTGAGAAGGTTGAGGTAGTTCGTTTCGGGAGCGGCCTGCACCCCGAGGGCATTGGCCTGAGCACTGCCACTCAGAGCGGTCTGTTCCCCCTGCTGGCCTGCGCTGTAAGCCTTGCCGTAGGCATTCATGGCCGCGGTCATCGGGGCATCGTTGGCATTGGCCTGGGCGATGTTCGAGTTTAGCCACTGAGCGGCACTGGAGTTCGGAGAGAGGCCGGCATCGGCGAGAGCCTGGGTGGTGGCTCCCTGGGTGGCTGATGCGGTATCGGCACCGGAGACAGCGGCTTCGATGGGAGCCTGGATCGTCTTGTCCTCATTGAGAAGCGCCTGCCCCATCTGGTAGAAGGGGTCCTGGGAAACGGCTTTCTCTTCTTCGGCGATGATCTGATCCTGGGTGGGAGCCGCCGTGGTAGCAGTGGTGGTCTTCTTCTTCTTCGGAGCCGCCTTCTTCCCCTTGCCTATGCCTAGTACTTGCTCCCCTGATTGGAGGACATCCTTGATCCCTGCTCCCGGTACGACCAGTTCTTCGCCGATCTTTTTGAGCATGTCGACAGAGGGTGCGTCACTGACGGGTTTGTCCCCGCCTTCCGCCTGGGCTATGGCTTCATACGGAGTCTGCGCCTGAGGTGCTGGCTTCTTCTTCTTCTTGGCCATCTTCCGATCCTACCTATTGCGCCTTGGAACCGCTGCCCACGGTGATCGGCTGCTGACTCATGGCATTCGACATATTCTGAGCCCCCATCCCGGTGACAGCGGCTGCATTGGCCATCACCGCACCCTGAGTGGTCGCCTCCCCGCCCTGAGCGGTAGCGGCCTGGTTGATGAACTGGGTGGGATCAGCCTGGATTCCCGCCTGACCGATCCCGTACTGCATCTGGCTGATGGCCTGCTGGACAGGGATGCCCGCCTGCTGGGCGGCGAGTTCGATCTGCTGGTACTGGTTGGCCATCTGCTGCTGGGTGCCCCCGTACCCGACCTGCTCTGACTGCTGGCCGAGTTGGGCAAGCTGCTGCTGGATGTACTCACTCTGGGACTGGAGGCCGAGTTGGCTACCCTGGTAGGCAGCCTGTTGCTGGATGTTCCCCACCGCCTGCTTGTTGCCCTGGGTGTTGAGAGCACCGGCAGCCGCCGCCGCACCTGCCTGCTTCTGGTACTGCTGGGGAGTCTGATAGGCGAGGTTGGCCTGCTGGAGAGCGGTGCCCTGCTGGGTCACGCCCAGTTGGGCCAACTGCCCCCCGTACTGCTGCTGCTCGATAGCCTGCTGCTGGGCCGCGGTGCCGATCTGGCCGGCAAGTCCCTGTTCCTGGAGTTGGGTGCCCTGGTAGCCGAGGAGGGCATTGGCCAGGGCGTAGCCGGTGTTCTGCTGCTGGTTGGCGATACTCTCCTGGAGTCCCGCAGGTGCCACGCCCGCCTGAGCCTGAGCCGCAGCGTATTGTTGCTCGTAACCGGCCTGGGTGGGAGCCGCCTCTGCACCCAGATAGCCCGCTACAGAGTTGAGGAACTGAGGGTTGACCATCTCGGTCCCGACCGCCTGGTTGTACCCGGTCAGTGTCATCTACTCACCACCCGTCCGATTCCCCATAAGCATAAACTGGCCACTGTGGGATGCCACTGGTGATCGACTCGCCCTGGTCGGTCATGTTCCGGGTCTTGTCGATCATCTGGGCCAGGTTGCCGTTGTAGAGCTGGAACGCCTCCTGCCATGCCGGGTCGTTGGCCTTGCGCTTGGCCTTGTAGACCGCATAGTCGAACACGATGTCCTCCCACCCCGGCTGCACGTCGATGGGCTGGGTGGTGGCCACATGGACCGCCTGGCGGTAGTAGTAGACGGTCAACTGGCCTGAGCTCCCCGGCGAGGGATAGAGCATCAGGTAGAAGCCCAGGACGGAGTTGCCCCGGATGGTGAAGTATTGAGGCCAGGCCGCGGGCAGGGAATGGAGGATTCCCCATATCTCGTCCATCTGGTTGATTCCCCGGTACTCCAGATTGAAGGTCTGATCGGTGTTGGACAACTGGAACTCGGCCCGGTGGCAGTTGAGGAAGTCGTTGGGGAAGGGATAGTTCTGGACGAGGGGGGCGACGTTGATGGTCACTTCCTGCCATAGGGTCTCGGCCCGCCTGGCAACGTCGTCGCAGCCCTGGTTGATCCACGCCTGGAGATTGTCGTCGGTCCAGAACTGGGCGGTGTCCTCGTCGAGCAATGCCCGTACCTCGGTTATCGCCTGGCTCATCAGGTATTGCACGGTTCCACCTTAGTTCTCATGCCGTAGTCGAGTTGACGATCAGACCAGTCGCAGCCAGGGCGTTAAGGAGGGATGCGAGAGCGGCATTCCCTCCCCTGGAGCCGGTCACGGTCTGCTGAGCCGCTCCGACGAAACCGTAGAAGGCAAGCGGAGAAGCGTTGGAGACCTGTAGGGAGAGGATTCCACCGACCGGGGTTTCCAGTTGGATGTTGGTGGCAACGACGCTGGCATCGAGGGCGTACAACTCTATGTTGGCACTCAGGGCCTTCTCGATGATGTCGCCACCGGAAGCAGTGATATTGATGTTTCCGTTGCCGGTTGCCTCGACTGTGATGCCAGGAGAAGAACTCGTCCCGGTGTCCTGTAGAACGATCCCCGCCGCCGATTTGTTGTCGTTGACCGTGAATCCGCCCTGCTGGGTCAGGTCTCCGGGAGTGGCAGTCTCGCCTGCGCCGGTCAATGAGGCATAGAACGCGGCTGCGCCTGTCGATGGTGCGACCAGGGCGTTGCACCAGTTGACGATGGCCAGGAGGATGGCCTGCATCTCGGGTGGCATCTGCCCGAGATTGGGGATGACCAGTTTGGGGTTCGGTGCCCCCTTGCCCGAGAAGTTGGTCGTGTTGCCCGGAGTGGTTGCCATCAGTTGTTCGACGCGATCGGGGCTCGGGTGTCGTAGAGGATGCCTACGTCATGGATGATAGCCATGTCGCCCGCCGAGGTGTTGTTGACCTGGATCTGGAACTGCGGCTTGGTTACGCCCAGAGCGGCGAAGTTGAACCGGATCATCTGAGGTCCATCACTGATGGTCCCGGTCTGGGTTTGGGTCTCCACCACCACTCCGTTATCCAGGATGGTCACCGTGACAGCGCAGTTGGGATCTGTGCAGGAGGCGATTATAAGAATCTGTCTTATATCGCTCACATGGTTGGGCGAGGCCAGTTGCAGAGGCAACGATCCCCACTGGTAGGACTGGGCAGGGACCGTGGTGTCGAACTGGTACATGAAGACCCCGACACCCTTGAAGTGCAGGGGAGCTGCATAGATATACCGGCCCGAGGTGGGATTCACCCAGAACATGCTGGTCCCGCCTTGGGCGGTGTCCGGGTAGTACTTCCACCAGGACCGCATGGTCATGTCGTAGATCCAGTTGTTGCTGAAGTAAGCCTTGTCCCCGATGCACTGGACGAAGTAGCCGTAGTTGTTGGACTGCATGGTGGTGAACTCGGGAGGCAGGAAGAAGTTGTCGTCCAGTTGGCCGGAGATCTTCTGAGCGGTGTTGCCCCCGTTCCACAGCCAGGCCCCGTTGGCATAAGAGCAGTAGAAGACCCCGAGCGATCCGGCAGCCGCATTGCCGTAGATTCCCCCGGTCGGTTGGACACCGGGCAGGAAGGTGACGTTGGGCGAGAAGATGTCCCCGGTCAGCACCGCCGCCCCGCCCCGCTTCTTGATGATGAACAACTCGCCCGCCGATACCGACGAAGCACCGCCGTAGCCGTAGGGGTCCTCGGCCTGGAGAACGGTCTGCTGGTTGCCGTACATGGCAGAGTTGGGCGGATCGGTGAAGTTGATGTTCTCGTTGGTCTGGAAGGTGCTGATGGGCCAGCCGTACTCGGTGGCCGAGAAGACGATGATCCGATTCTGGTGGGCGACCACCTGGCCGGACACCGAGGTCCAAGTCGAGCCAGAGCCGTAGATGAGGGGCAATGCCGAGAAGATGGTCGGGTTGGATGGGTTGGGATAGAGCCAGAGTTGCCCCGGCTGACCGGAGGCGACGGCAGGACCGCCGCTCGGGAAGGCGATTACCGGCTGGCCGGGGAGGGTGGTGGAGGTAACCGCGATGACCGCCACGCCCGACCCGGTTGCCGCCACGCTGAGAGTCATGGTGTTGCCGACGATGGACTCGATGATGTTGGTGAAGGGGATCGCAGGAGAGCCGCTGGTCACCGAGTAGATCTCCACGGTCCCGCCCACCACTGCACCGGGGAACCCGCCCGACGCCACGGTGAGATTCTTGGAGCCCGAGGTCACGGTCACCGCTGCAATGGTGGTCAGGTTGACCCTGGTGAACTGCGGGTAGGGCGATCCGAAGATGCCCGCTGCGGAGGTCTCGGTGCTGTTCTGGATCAGATTCCAGGCGATCGTGTTGAGATCAAAGGAATACGCCTGCCAATAGTGGTTAGTGCCGTTGTCGTACTCGGAGATGACGAATGCCTCGGTGTCCCCGTTGGCCAACTCGTCATGCACCAGCCATCCCACCAGATAGGCGGTGGTCGCTCCTGACGACGCCCCGCCCCATACATAGCCATTGATCATCTCGGGGAGGGCGGTAAGCCCCCCGGTGGGAAGGGCTATGCAGGAATAGGTGAGGGCGGGATCAGCCGCTCCAGCCGGGGCAGGGTCCAGGCGCTCAGCGGTGGAGGTGGTCTCCGAGTAGTTGATGCAGCCAGCGGCGAAGTCGTTGATATGGAGCCACTGGTCCGTCTGGGCCTGCGGCTTACCCGCCACGGATTACTCCTCCTCGGTGGTGGTGCCTTCCCGTCCTGCGATCTCCTTGTCGAGGCGGGCTTCGAGGCGGGCGATGCTGTCACGCAGCTCGGAGTTCTCGGCAGCAACAGCGTCGATCATCCGGCTGGTGTCCGAGTTGACCGCATGGTCGTCGATCAGCGGGGCGGGCCAGGGAAGCATGTCGGGGAGTTGCGAGGGGAAGCGGACCACCTGGCCGGAGAGGGTCTTGACCGTAACTCTCGGGGCCGCGGTCACCATCTTGTCGATGTCCTCGTTCTCGATGGCATAGAGAGCGAACAGGCGGGTGATCTCGGCATGGCGGTCCATGACGATTCCCTTGTTGCCCTGGCCGTCCGAGTACTTGACCAGGCTGTTGTCCATCGAACGGGGGTCGCCCAGCGCATTGACCAGCGCCTCGAAGGGAACGAACGTGGTGTCACCGGGAGAGATCGGGTAGTGCTTCCTGGCCCAGCGGAAATCCCAGGTCTTCACGTCATCGTTGGTCACCTGGAGGAAGTCGCCATCGAGAAGGAAGGGCAGGTCCCGTGCGGGCTTGGCCACGTGACGGTCCTCGGGCTGGCTGACACCGGCCCGCTTCATGGCGGTCGTCATCGGGATGTCCGGCATCTGGGTGAACTCGGGTGTCTTCAGATTGGCCATCGGGCTTCCTTACGCTGGGAGAAGAATGACTGCACCGGCAGTCGCCGGGGTCACAGAGCCACCGGCCACGCCACCGAGCGGAGAGGCGATCCCGCCTGCACCACCCGCCGCAGTGATGGTCTGTCCGGCAACCACGGGTCCGGCAGAGTTGACTGACACCGGCTGCACCGTGCGGGAGACAACGATCACCATTCCGCCACCGCCACCGCCACCGCCGCCTGCTGTCGCAAGCGCATTCTGGCTGGCCGTGCCGCCCGCACCACCGTTGGCCGAGATGGTCCCGGTTCCCGTCAATCTCTGGGCGACCACGACAACGATGCCGCCGCCGCCGCCACCGCCGCCACCGACATAGGTCCCGTCCCCGCCACCGGCACCTCCACCGGACCCGGCACCCATGGCCAGGAAGGCGGTCGTGTTCTGGATCTTGCCGATGATGGCCAGAGGCAGGCTGCGGGGCAGTTGCATGGGAGCAGTGGGAGCGGTGACAGCCCCACCGGCTGCACCGGCATTGACGCTGACCGTGCTCGCACCGCCCGTGCCGCCCGTGCCCCCGATAGAGTTGATTGCCTGAGCAGTGCCCGCACCGGCAGTGGTGGTCGTGCCTGTCCCGCCTGCCGTACCGACCGTGCCGGATGACAACGTGCCCGTGTAGCCGAGTGCCGCACCGGCCACCTGGATCGCAGCGGCATTGCCGTTGGACTGGATGGTCCCGTTGTTGAGCAGTTCGCCCTGGCAGAAGATTCTGAACCCAGCCGTCTTGATGGTCACGGTGGGTTGGATCACACTCTGGTCAGCCAGCCAGATGTCGCGGGTCATCGTGTAGACACCGGAGGACAGCGTGGCACCGGCCACGGTGACTGCCCCGCTCGCGATGAAGTTGCACACTCCATCCGACCCGTCCCCGTACTCGGCCAGAGCGGTCTGGAAGACCCCGTTGTCCAGGGCGAGAAGGATTTCGTGCATGGTGACCAGCGGTGCCGACGAGAGAGGCAATCCACCGAGGTCGTGAATGATGTCTCGCCAGTGCTCGTAATCGGTGACCGGCGTGGCGTAGGGAAGCCCAGGCATGTTCTACCTCTCGATCAGGGGAAGTCGATGTGCGCCCAGCAGAGCACCGGGCCGGCAGACACGGTGACGGCCTGGAGGGCGATGCCGATGCAGGTCCCGAAGGTCCGGGTCGCACCGCCACTGTCCGATGCGTTGCCGATGTGGGTGGTCGAGCAGATCAGGGTATGGCCGATGGTCGTGGTGTTGTCCACGTAGACCTGGGCCAGACCCCGCACGCCCACCATCGCCTGCAACGCCGGTCCTCCGGCAATCGTGTTGGGCACGGCAGGTGCGGCAGCGCCGAGGGTCCCGACTCCGAGGAGCACACCGGCCAGATAGGTGGTCGAGGTGGTGGGAGCGGGATCGACGTACTGCACGGTCCAGTTGTTCGGGAAGGTCGGGTTGCCCGATCCGCCCGAGTCGCCACCGGGGCCGGGATATGAACCCACGCCTGCGGTGTTGAAGGCCAGGACGCAGCCGGGAACCCAGCCCACGGTGCCTGCCGCGGTCGGTAGGGCGTTGGTGACAGACGATGCCGGGTCTACCGCGAACGGCTCCCAGAGGCATTGGTACTCCGGCTGCTCATTGTTCTGAGCGAGAGAGTTGTAACTGTTTGCGAGGGGCACTTTCTCTCCTTACGCTGTCAGCGCCGTGAACTTGCCGTTCACCTGTGGGTTGGTGTTGATCAGGTTGCCGGCGAAGTAGACCAGCGAGGTGATGACGAACTGGTTGGTCGGCTGCTGGAAGTCGCCCACCTCGAAGTCACCGTTCTGGTTGATGATCAACTCGAAGTAGCTCTCATTCAGGAAGAACAGGAGACCTTCGGTGCCGGTCGGGTTGATGTGCTCGTCCACGATCCAGGGCTGGTTGCGATACCAGCCACCGGAGAAGCCACCGCTTGCGAAGGACTGGTCCACCACAGCGGTCGGCTGGGTGTACTGGACCTGCGCTTGCAGAAGGTTCTCGAACCGGGTCAGGTTGGCTCTGGTGGAGACCGTCACCGTGGGGGCACGGGCACCCTTGGTCGACAAGTCCCACAGGCTGTTCATCGCCGAGAGGCCGAGAGTCGTGGTGGTGGTGTCGACCTGGGCCTTCAGGAACGGGTAGGACGAACGGGACAGGCCGGCGTAGTTCGCCGAGATGGTGCCGTTGTCGACAACCTCGTAGATCCCGTCGATGGCCTTGAAGTTGGAACCATCGGACCAGATGCCGTAGGCGATCTTGTCACGCATGTCCATCTTGGCCAGTTCGCACTGCTCGACGACGTAGTTGGCAACTGCGTACTCGGAGTCGGCCCGGATCAGCGAACGCTGGTCGAGGGTGACGTTGGTGTAGTACTCCTTCCAGTCCCATGCACCGGAGATCTCGGTGTCGGAAGGCTCCACATTCAGAACCTCGGGACCGTAGAACGCACCACCAGTCGCCCAGGGCTGGTAGATGAACCGGGACTCGATGTGAAGACCGCCACGCCTCTTCACCCGGTTCTGCTGGAACAACCTCCAGGTGAAGGGAGACCCGAGGTAGTAGACGTCGGTCGCCTCCTCTCGGATGATCCGTCGAGAAATCGACGTGATCGTGTCAACTCCGGTTGGAGTAACCATCTACTAGTAGGCTCCTTCGCTTTGTCTGGCCATTCCGTTTGCCAGCTCCTTTACCAGATCTTGTCTCGACTTCTCGGTCAACCTACCATCAACTCCGGTCTCCGCGGCGTTTCTCTTCGGAGAGGGTCCCGAAACCGGGGATGCGGAGGAGCTGATGGCACTCAACTTGCGCTTGCGCTCTTTGGCCTCGGGCTGGTCTCCGACAGGGGTTGGAGGAGCGTCGTCGCCCATCACGCGGGCCCGAAACGACTCATTGCTCCAGAGGGTTGCCTCGAGAGCCTGGCCGTAGGCGGCTACCGGGTCCCTCTTCCCCTCGGGAGTGGAGACCATCGCCCCGGCAAGCCCGGTTTGGCCTGCGTACTTGGCGATTTCGAGAACATCGGCCTCGGTCAGCTTGCCCGAATACTTCTGGGTGAAGGCGTTTCCGGCCTGCATGGCCGCGGTATTGGCCTGCTGCTTGACGAAAGCCTCGTTCTGCTCACGGGTGGCCTGGCTCATTTGGCCGAGGGAAGCCTTGATCTCCTGCTGTTCCTGCCAGATCTTCGCCTCGAACGAGTCGGGGTCGATGTGATCGGGGAGTTTCGCCTGCTCGGGAGCGGCTTTCTGCTCGGTGATGATCCCGAATACCGCCGCCCGCTTGGCCTCGTCGGCCATGAGGGTCTGATCCAGGGCCAGAAGTGCCGCTCTGCGCTCGGGTGGGAGCTCCAGGAACGGGTCTGAGGCGACAGGAGGAGAGGACGCAGCAGGAGGCGGAACCTGCTCGCCCTCGTCCTCCTCCTCTTCCCCCTCACTCTCGTCGGATTGCCCAGCTTCGAGAGTCGTGGGATCAGTGGGGGAAGGATCTTCGCCCTTTTCGGGCGTTTCGGGGTCGGGTCGTTCTGTAACGGAATCGGGATGTCGATCGTTTAGTACATCGGTCACCGAATCGAGGATCTTGTCGATGTCGATTTCGGTGTCATCCCCCTCTTCGATGAGGTCGGGATCTGCGAATAGGTCTCTGATGCTGGGCATATCAGCCTGCCGTTCCTGCTTGGGCACCGATCATCCGGCGCACGTCTTCTGCGGAGGCCCCAGACTGGCTGGCACCCCCGTCCGCTCCAGCCGAAGGGCCGGCAGGACCCTGACCCATGAGCTGATTGATGTTGGTTCCTCCACCTGGGGGCATTCCCGGAGGACCGCCTGCTCCGGGGGGACCGCCTGGAGGCGCACCGGGGGGACCTGGCGGCTTCGCACCGCCCGCCTTGCCGCCACCTTGGATCGCACCGACCGTAGCCTTGAGTAGTTGCTCAAGCAACGGAAGGTGCGGACCCGAATCGGGGGCAGTCATCGTCGCCGAGATCGCCTGGACGATCCCGTTCAATCCCTCAGCCGCAGTGGCCGGGGCCTGACTGCCCTTACCGCCCGCCATCTACAGCGGTGGGTTGTCTTTGACGTCAGGGATCTGGCCCTTGGCATGTGGGTCCTGCCCATATGCGTCGTTCTCAGTCTGTCCCTGCCGCATGATGTTGGCCTTGCCCTTGGGCTGGCCACCGTAGTTCGGCTTGATCTGATTCTGGTCTGCCATTTTTCTCCTTGGTTGGTTCCGACGAGGGAAGGGCGAGGTCGGATCTCACCCTCCCCCCGACGATCTGCTGCACAGGGGGCTCGGACTACCGGCCCTTGCGCCCATGCTTGCGGCCTCCACGATGACCCTTACGGTCACGGGCCTCTGAGAAGTTCTCCATGTGTATCACCTCCTCCCGGATCGTCGGGTAGATCTCATAGATCTTTTGCCACCACGCTTGCCCCGCCGCGCATTGCTGAGTGCTGCGGCTATGGCCTGCTTCTGCGGGTGGCCCGCTTTCATCATCTCGCGAATGTTATCGCTCTTGGTCTTCGCTGATGAACCGGACTTGAGAGGCATCGGTCTTCAGCTTCCGCCTTCCCAGGCACCATCGGGATCTGGTGCTGCACCGTATCCGCCATCATCCCAGGGTCCGCCGTCGAAGTCGCCGTCGAGATCGTTGGTGTTGCGGGGGTCACCGCCGCCGATGCAACCGTGGCTGCCGACGATGAAGTCCTCGGGCTCCTGGAAGGCGTTGCGCCCCTTGAGCCCGCCACGTCCAGGTGGCCACGCCCGCTCGGCTCGCTCAGACGGGAGAATCGAGCCCCGGTTGGTGGTGCTCATGTCGTGGCTGACAGAGGCTTTGTTGCCTGCTTCTCTCATACCCGCGGATAGTAGCACCCAACTGGCTGTCTAGCACTTACCCCCGGTCTTCGATCCCGGTCCGACCTTGCGATCCACTTCTCGCCACGTCTTTACGCAGTCGTATCTACGGGGGGCCTAGTTTGACCGCTCGACCCCTTGCGTGAGAAAAAGCCGCTTCTCAGTAGTCAGTAACTAGTCAGCCAGTTCGATCCTACCCTCCGGGCTTCGGTGCCTGCGATGGTTGCCGCTTGGGTGATCCGCCCTTGCCGCCCTTGGATTGGCCGGCATCGGCCTGCGCCTGGGCAAGTTGCATCTCCATCTGCTGTTGTGCCTGCTTGCGGGCCTGTACCGCCTTCCAGTGGGACACCCGGTAAGCCTGGAGAACGTACTGGTCGTCGACCACGTTCATCTGCTTCAGGGTGTTGGCCTCCTGGATTCTGGCTGCCCGGCTGGTCGGCTTGGACGACCCGGCATTGACCAGCATGGTGAATCTCAGGGGAGCAAATGAGACCTTGTTCTTGTAATCAACAGTGGGGGAGTAGAAGTGCTGAGCGGCCAGTCGAATAGAAGACATCTCTCCCTCGTCGCCGACAATGGCCACGAAACGCGGAACGTCGTAGTTGATGATGATGAGATTGGCCAGTAGCTCCCCGGCCTTACGTAGGCTCCGTTCGAGGTTCCGTATGGCAGATCGAATACGAATGAACCCGGCCTCCTGCCCGGCCTGAACCTGCTTGTCGGTGGCCCGTCCACTCGGTACTTCTCCCTTGTTGGTTGCCGAAAGTCCTGCAATGCGCTCCATCTCCTCCCGCCAGAACTGGACGAACTGGAGCAGCGAGGGTGGAAGGTTCGGCGGTTGCATCCACTCCGGCCTGTTGTTCTGCTGCCCCGGCCCGCCGTTCACGTCGTAGATCTGACCCGGCTTGTTCATCCAGGTCGTCCTGTCCGCTCCCGATCCCTTGGTCCCGATCAGGACCGGGTTGCCGGTGTAGATGATGTTGTTCTGCCCCATGGCCAGAAGGGTGTTCATGGCCTGCTGGCAGGGGGCCAGATCCCTCAGGATCGGCGATCCCCAGAACTCTCCGGTCTCCACATCCACGTAGCGCACATAGGGATGCCGATTTGTATGGAATAGATTCTCGGCAAGCTCGTCGAGCAGGATGCGGTTGCCCGACATGACAACCACCCTCCACTGATCGACGATGACCTTGCGAGGCTCGTCGCCCAGGCTGGGATCTCCTTGTTCCACCTCTTCCTCGTAGTTCTCCCGAAGCCAGAACTCATAGACGTTCACCCCTTCCTGTCGTGATGCGGTGTGCTGCTTGGCCCCGCCCGGTGCGCCCCAGGTCGTAGCGCCCTGACCTGCATCTATGGGGATAAGCTGGCCGGCCTGCTTCTGGCGGTTGGTCACTTGGCTCGGAGGCAGGTGGTCCCTGTCGGTGTCCCCGGTCAGGGTGGCATCGTCGATCATCTGCCGGGTGGTGTCGGGGAACCTGCGCTCTATCTCGGCTCCTGACATGGTGTGGACTTCGATGATGTACTGGGCATCCTCCAAGTCGGTGGCGTAGGGGTCGACGTACAGGCACCACGGCGAGGTGTTCTTCAGCGAAACGTTCCCCATGCCATCGGTGAGCCCGGCGTCCCAGACGCACTTGAGGAATCCGGCCCCGTACATGGCCGCGTCCCAGAGCATCTTGGTGATCTCGCCGTCCCAGCCATCGGACTTCATGGTGGAGTTCATCACCGACTCCAACTGCTCGCCCAGGGTCTCAGACACCATCGAGTACATCGAGAACGGGTCACATGCGGGCGTGATCGAGAACTGGATCTCCTGGTCGGTCATCCACCCGATGCGGGAGTCGACGGTCGGGAACACCTCGTTGGCCCTGGTCCCAGGAGCGGCCGGCACTGCGGGAGCGGCCCGGTTCATGGTCACCCGGTAGTTCCGCTTCCACTCGTTGAGCATCGCCCCCTTGGTCTCCTTGGCCTGCTGGTAGACATCCCGTAGTCGACCGATGAACTCCTGCTCGTTATACGAAGGCGGCTGGGAGATCTGGATGAGTGTGCCGGATGCGGTCACTTGGGCGACCTCTCAATATCGGCCTGCCGCTGATCATGGTCCCAGCCGTGGAGTTCGGAGATTCCTTCCGAGTCCCGTGCGTCGATCGTGGCCAGCTTCACGTCCATGTTCAACTTCTCGGCCTGCTCGTCCTGTCCCTTGTGGAGAAGGGACTTGAACTGCCCGTCGTTCTCCACGTATGCCCCGACCACCGGGTCCCACCTGCCGGAATGCTTGAGCGATGAGGCGATCACCCCGATCTGGTACTTGCGCTTGGCCGTGCGCCCGCACCTACAGGAGATGGAGTCCTCGGCCACCCCG